TGGCTGCCTGCTTACTGATGCCACTCATGACAGTGGCCACCAGTACCTGTCGACCTTCATGCGTCATCAGCAGATTTACGGGCTGCCCGTTATTAACGCCAGAAACTGGCGGTATCGGGGGATACCTGCCGGTTTTACGAAACGCCTGCTCACGAAGATGCTGTCTGTCGAAGTCCGCCTGGGCAGGCATCCAGGGTTTATAGGCAACGCCGTGGTCAAGCGCATTCTGACGTGCCAGTCTGCCACGCTCTGCCATTTCCCGGCTCTGCGATACCGTGCTGCCCGGATACAGGGCGGCAAGCGTTACGGCAGAGATTATGCCCGGCAGACCGGTCAGCGCGGCGGTGAGTCCTGTCAGACCTGTAGTGGCGCTTCTGCCAATAAGCAGGTCAATGCCCCAGCCCGCCAGTTTAAGTGGTGTCAGCAGTGCGCCCGCAGCATGTCTGATGAGCCAGAATCCGCCACTGATGCCTGCAAGGCCGGTCACGGACAGCGCCGCCTGCCCCGCAAACTTCGCCATCTCAGGATGCCGGTGCGCAATGTCTGCCATCTGCTGAAGAGAGTGCGTGAGCATGTCTAGACCCTGTGTGAATGTGTCCAGCAGGCCGCCGTCCTTTCCCATCACCCGCTGCAGGTCCTGCCATTTCTTGTGAAAGTCGATTGCTTTGCCGTTGTAAGTGCTGCCGACCGCACTATAAGCATCATTCAGGCCGCGCGCGACTCCGTAGGCATCAATGCGGTGATGAATGGTCTCAAGCTGTTTGTCGATGAGACTGAACATCTTGCCGCCGGTACGCCCGAATATCAGGGCGTTCTCACGCTGCTTCTGTTCTTCGGTGTAATGGTGCCTGCGGTAGAGTGGCAGGATGACGTTTTCATAGTATTCGACAGGCGACTGGCTGAAGAGCTGCGCGTTTATGAGTGGATTGCCCCGGAAACGCTTCACGCCGCCCAGGCTGTTTAGCTCTATCTTGCTGGCATCCCAGATGCCCATCGTCATCAGGTCGTGGGTGACCTGATTAGGCAGCTTCACAATCCCGTTTAACCGGTTGTAAGCAGTCATCAGCGCATCACCCGCTGAACTCCCCTTCAGTTCACCGATAATCGGCTCCAGCTCAGCAAACAGGGCTTTATTGCTCAGGTTAAAGGCAGAGGTGCCCGCTTTGGCCATAAACTGACGGTACTGGGTGAAATCGACATTACCGCCTGAAGACTGTATGGCACGGAACGCCGCGTCCATCAGTTCATTGAAGCGCCCCGGGCTTTTCAGTCCACCCGCCGTCTCGGTGAAGCGCAGCATATCCATCTGCTTCGCAGTGGTGGCCTCACGCTGATGCTCATCCAGCCCGCGGGAGGCGAAGGTAATACGCGCCAGCACCGGTGCCGCCAGTTTCGCCGCGCGCAGCTGCTCATCCAGCGTTTTTGCTCCGGATTCGCTGAATACCCCCTGCGCTTCCACCAGATATTTCAGCATGTCAGTGGCCGAGGAGCCCCGGATACGGGTAGTTTCAGCGAAACGTTGTGCTTCATCTGTCGCAGCCTGACCCATGCCGAACTGTCTGAACTTCTCGGTCATGGTCTGGTAGCGGGCTGCCTCATCAACAAAGCCCTTCAGCATTCTGAAACCCAGATAGCCGGTGGCCAGATTTGTCATACCCTCTGAATATGAGCCTCCGCCCGGTAGCCGGCCATTACCGCCGCCGTGGCCAGAACCGCCGCCCCCCCAGCCCCCCGGGGGCACGCCATTATGCCAGCCATGCCACCAGCCACCCTGTCCTGAAGGCGGAGGGAGTGCGAGCCTCCCGCCAGGGCTGCCATATCCACCACTGCCACCTGCAGCGGCGGCCCCCGCTGCCAGAACGGGCAGTGTCATGGCTGCACCGTAACCACCTGCCAGCAGCGGGGCATTACGCGAGGCCCGGTTGATACGCTGTGTCTGGTCAGCAATCTCGCGGATGGCACCGGCATATTCACGCGCGCCGCGTGACGCACCAGAGAACTCATTATTGAGGGAGCGATTGAGCGCCTGCAGCGCGGATGTCGCTTCACGGGCCGCACTCGTTAGTGCTTTGATGTTCCTGGTGATGGTGACGAATTTCTTATTCAGCTCGATCGCATCACGGCTAACCTGCAGCAGGTTACGCGTAAGCTGATCGTCAAGCGCCAGCCGCACGGCTACACGATAAGCCTGAACATCCATAGGGACCTCAATTTACCGGCATAAAAAACCCGCCGTAGCGGGTCCAAGGATTACAATTAAATCTATAAGTTATTGATCCATAGTAAATTTTAGAGGAAAATGAATTATTTCTACTCCCTAATATTTTTATGGAATAAACATTTATTCATGATTGGATAGGTGTATCCAGAATTTGATACAGGCTGTAGTTGGAATAAACCTGTGCTTTTCCAGTCTCTTTAATTGCTGCCAAAAGCGTTCGCCAATTGAAGTCTGGTCTAGTACGTATCCAGACGCAAAGTGGTCAAATCTTTGTGTCCCTTAGCAAAGTTGATAAAAATGAAAAACCACTCAACTTTTGTAAGAGTAGGTTATCTATAATGGTGCAAAAATCGAACCGATTGATTGATAATTTTTTCTATCTGCTTTAAATTTCTTATAAATATTCAGCGTTTGAAGATGAGTTTTCTCAGAGACAGCTTTGTAACTTTAAAAAAATTTACAAATATTACACTAAAGCTTTTTTGTAAACTGGCGATAAATCTAAGGTTTTCCGCCCTGTAACTTGTTCTCAGTAAAGTCTCAAATTAATGCAATTTTTGCAACTTGGGGCTAGACTTACCATAATGGTAACCAGTATGATTCTAAGCCGCTACACAGGCCCTATGCCTGAGGATGAGGATGACAGAGAAATCCCTAATGGACCACTGTATCCCGATGTAGTTGATTTAATTAGTAAGTGCAAAGTTAAGCCATGGACTCGCAGATGCATTGCCAATTTGCAAAGCATGTCATTTGATGAGGATGACATTGCTCGGTACATAGTCCGAGCAGTTAGAGAAGGCCACTACCATCAATCAGAATGGTGTAGAAATCAGGCAAATGGCCCTTGGGCCGCATGTGATGCCTATACTCTTAAAGATTCAACCTGGAACGAATATGCAGGTAAAGAATTAGAGTGCACTTACTACATAAAGTTTTTTATCACCAAGAACGAGACTGTAGTCATGGCGGTATCGTTTCATCTATCTCATTGAAGATAGATAGGAGGTTTTATGAGTCGTGAGACCTTATGCCCAGTATGTGAGCAAGGTATTTTGGCCCCGGAGCAGGATCAGAATCCGGTAACTTACAAAGGCATTACTAAAGTTCTGCCGATGCGGCTTTCCGTATGCAGTTGCTGTGGTTCTGAAACTGCTACAACTGCAGATTTAAGAGAAAACAAGCGCATTGCTAATGAGTTTAAGAAAAAAGTGGATGGTCTACTCACCGGTTGTGAGCTTAGACACCTACGCACTGAGCAATGGTGCATATCTCAGGACATGGCTTCAAAAATTTTCGGCGGGGGTCCTAAGGCGTTCTCAAAATATGAATCTGATGACGTTGTTCAATCTGAAGCCATGGATAAATTGTTGAGAATAGCAGCATCTGTTCCTGAAGTTTTGGATGTGCTGAAGACAATGTCTGGTATAGAAATAATGGTCGAAAAACAAATTGTTGTGTCGGCCAAGACTTCTCAGTGGTCAGAAACGATCAACGATATAGAGTCGACGCAAACTACTTCCATTAGTTCTTCCAGTCATCATAAGGAGTTCCTCTATAATGACACGAAGCACTGGCGTGTAAGGGAAGTAGCTTAAATGAGTGAGCTTCTTAAATCTGCTATTGAAAACTTGGCAATTTTCACTGTTTCCTTGAGGAATGGGCATACCCATATTGGTGAGGGTTACAACTCATTGAATGTTAATGCTACTCCTAAAAAATCTCAATCCTTTAGAACAGTTGTAAAAATTGAAGCGGTTGAGATGGTTAAGGAGGGTGATGATAACCCACCGAAGTTATTTTACACATTTCACTATGAGGTTGGTTCGCGGTTAGTACCACTTGAACACTCGGATGAGGAGTCATCTGAGGAAGATCAGGAAGCACTAATTACTATAGAAGCTCGTTTTGAGGCTATTTATAGAGCGAAGCGAGAATTAGAGAAAGAGGAACTCCAGGCTTTTGCTGCCAGAAATGTCGGCTACAATGTGTGGCCTTACTGGCGAGAGTATTTACAAAGCACCTGCAATAGGATGGGAATTACACCTATTAAAGTTCCTTTTTACTATGAAAAAAACTCAGATTTACCATCTGAAGAGTCATGATAAAGTTTGAAAGCCCGGCTATGGCTGGGTTTTCTTTCATCATGATCCCTTCATCAAATAAACGTTCACTTTTTTAGACTCCCACCCTTTATAAAGCATTGAATACCCTATCATTTTGAATGCAGCTTCATTTGAGCTTCTGCTATAAAGACTTTCACATTGGTTACTTTAGTTATAGATGTGGATTAAACCAACTAGCAGTTATAATTATAGATATTTTAATAAACTAGAAAACTTCACCTGCAAATCCATAATTACTAATAAACATAGAACCCTCTCGAAATCGCCCGTCCGATCAACTCCGTTAGCGAATCAATTTTCCGCAAGTACACCGGGCCGATAAAGGGGCGCGGCGGTATGTGTTCAGTACCCACTTCCTGCCAGAGCCCGATGTCACTTTTGGTTCCGACGATCGCTGCAAGTCCCATGACCTCACTCTGTATCGAATCTCTGAGTTCGCCTGAGCGCAAAAGTGGTTCGTCTTCACTGTAACCCCGGCGAACGCGATCGGCTTTGGTTGATTCTGCCAGCGGTGCCCAGGCATCAAAAGGCCCGTAGGCAGGCTGGTAAACGCCAATCTCTTCTTTGGCCGTTTCCTCAATCTCTTTCACGATAACGCGGAAACTTACCTCCAGCCCGGTAGCGATTGAGGCTGAGGCAGAAGACAGTTCACGTGCAAACTGCTCAAGGTCCACTACCTACTCTCCTCCCACCTTCGTGTGCTCCAGTTGTAGGTGCCACCCTCGAGCTCGCCGATGACCACACCCATGGCGATGCGCTCATGGGGCATCAGCGCTGTCAGGCCTGGAAAAATCACGCTGAACGGAACCCCGGCTTTCATCAGCCAGCACTGGTTAATAAACCCGGGGTTCTGCGCTAGTTTTTTGCGGCGGTCTCCGTGACCTCATCTTCCTCGTCTTTCGACCTGGCACGAAGGAAAGCACTCACCGCTTTAAGTCCGTTTTTGCCTAGAATGGCAAGCATGCTTTCAATCTGCTTCGGATTCTGCGGTAACGGGTATTCTTCGCCGTCAATGTCAGCTACGGCCGCCGCCGGAAAGGCATACATGTTCATGTACATCACATTGATAGCCATTTCCGGGCCGACCGCTACGGTCAGACGGGATTCCTGCACCGGGTCCAGCTCACGCAGGGTGATGACGCGCCCGCTGGCATCCCTGACCTGGTTTGGCTTTACCGGCGATTCCGCCACGGCGGGCGACGTCTCATGCACTCTGACCTGCACCATTATTTATTCCTCAGTTCACTTTTTTACGGCGGCTGGCTGTCCATGACAGGGTCTGGCTCACCGTTTTCTCGCCCTGCTTGTTACCGGCATCGGTGAGGTGAAACGACACGCCCTCATAGCGGTACACGCTGACGGTGCCGTTTGCCTCGGTGATGGTTTCGGTGATGGTGCCGCGGGGCTGATCGATGCCGTTGTAGTAGTTGTCTTCCCACTTCGCCCAGAAGTCATCGAGCGTGGCATCCATACGTTCAGCCGTAATGGTGCCATTCCAGCCAACGGGGATCTGCAGTTCATCGGTAATGCCATTGAGCGGAGTGATTTTATGGGTCGAGACCTGCGGCTTTGAGTCAAAACTCATGATTTTGGGAATGCGCAGTTTCCCCGTGGGCGTGATGATATCGACGGCAATATCACGCCCGATGGTATAGCCAAGGGTTGGCATGGTTTATCTCCGGAGTAATGAGTCAGTCAGTGTTCAGCGCGATAAGCTGTCTGAGACGGAGATGGACACGCTGCCGCCCCCTTCCAGATTCACAAGGAAGTAGCGCACCACATTGAGATACTTTACCTGCACATCGGCGGTCATGTAGCCCAGTGCCACGCGCGCATCCGGGTTATTGGCCGCATCGAGGCGCACCGCAAAGGCAGGTCCGCCATTCGGGTCGCCAATCATCTTCAGCGTCTCCAGATTCGACAGGAAAGACTCCAGCGTGCTTTTGGTCTCCCGGCGCAGGTCTGTGGTCTGATTGTCACCGACTACGCTGCCGAAGCTTGCCGCAATGGTCAGCGACAGGAAGTTGGTCATGCGGGTGTAGGTATCATCGTTCTGGGTCGGATTCGATGACGTATTGCGCCCGGAGCGCATCCCAAAGTAACTGCCGCCCGGACACGGATTGGTGATGACATCAAGGCGGGCTGAGTTGATGGCCCCGATTTCCGGCACGGAGTAAGGACGTCCCGCCAGCTGCCGCTCAGTGGCAATGATGCCGGGGATGCGCTTGTTGAGCGTGGAGATATGCGGTGCCCGGGCGGCAATGTTTGCCGCTTCAAACGTGGCGGGCGCAATCATGCGGCTTGTGCCGTTTGCGGTATCTTTCCAGTAAGGCCAGTCACCCACTATCAGCTTGAAATGCCAGTCGTCCACGCCTGAGCTGTTAAGCGCTTCAGACACCGCCTTACAGCCAGCGGAGGCCGGGCCCTGGCCGATGGCATATGCACCTTCGGAGCGCGCAAACGCCGCCATCGCAGGCCAGCATGCTTTATCGGTCACATCGGCAAGGTTGATGACCTGTGAATTTGTGCCACGCAGGGCATACATACCCTTACGCGGAGCATCAGTGCCGTCTGTACCGAGTAGCGTGGCATCCGTGATACCGGTCGCGCCGTCGGTGCCCCCGCTGAGTGTGATCTCTTTAACCGCGGCCTGTGCGGGCGCTTCAGATTCGGTTACTTTCGCGCGTACCAGCTGGCTGGGACCGCGGATATTCATCTGACCGTGATTTACGGCCTCTGCCATCGCTTTCCACAGCGCATCCCCTTCACCCTGCAGGTTATCAAAGACTTCGGCACTCACGCCCGGCAGACTGATGGTCAGCTTTTTCGAGTTCACCGCGGTACCGCTGCCGATACCTGCAATTATCTGGTTTCCCCGCGTCCCGCTGTAGAGTGCGGTCAGCAGCAGGCCTGACTTGCTGCCATTTTCACAGAGCCGGCCACTGGCGGCTTTATCCTGACCGTTTGTCACACGCACACAGTTCAGGTTCGCCGCACCGAGCTGAAGTGAAATGGCAGCCGCTGTCGCCAGGTCATACTTACGGTTTTCAGGCGTGCCCAGAAAGAATGCAATGTCGTTATCTGACGTGATACGAAAGGCGCTATTTACCGGCCCCCAGCCTGCCACACCCACCAGCCCCAGCCCGTCAGTGGGTACACCGTTAATGTAACGTGCCCGGGGCGGAACAACCTGAACATACAGGTCAGGTGCCGTGAGTGCAGACGTGCTGAGATCGCCGGTTGAATAAATCGGCATGAGTGAGACTCCGGATGAGTGAACTGATGCTGGAAAAAGGGTTTACGGTGTGGTCTGCTGGCCGTTAACGGTGACGACCGTGCTGGTCACCTCAGGTGCGGTAATGGCCTGGGTGGTGGCGTAATTCACGCTGAAAATCAGGTCGCGCCGGTAGACATGCCAGTTCTCTGACCTGTCGGAATCAGACTGCCGGGTATAAAGGAGCTGCGCGGGCGCGCCGTCGTTGAGGTCAATGTGACACTGTTCAGAGAGCGCCGTATCAATGGCGCTGCCGATGCGGTCCCGAAGGCCGGGCGCAGGTGCCCAGACAGTGATCTGAAAATCCTTTATCTGCCTGTGCAGCTCTTTTACAGCCGTGCCCGCGGTGGTAACGGAAATACTGAGATGCTCTGCCAGCGGGATGCAGACACTGCTGAGCACAGTGAATGACTTCGGCAGTGCTGCAGACAGCGCGTGTATTGCCCGTCCAGCCGTGGTTCCCGCCCGGAAATGGAAACTGAACGTTTTCCTGTTAAGGGTTATCTGCACGTTAGTCAGTGCCGACGCCACACCGGCAACACTTATCGCGGTGCCGTTCACTGTGAACTGCAGCGAGGGTTTGCCCTTCGCCATCAAACGGAACGGCCTGCCAAGCGCCGTGCTGATTTTACGCTCTGTCGGCAGTGGCCATACGGAGACGTGCACACCACCGTTCTCGATATCCTGCTGCAGTATGCCCGGCACCGGCCAGCCCGGATAGATTTTCACTGCGGCATTAATGATGCCCGGAAGCCCGCTGCCACCGGGATACACAACATCTGAAATACGCTCTGCCAGGTAACGGGCAACATCATCGGTACTTGCCATGTTACACCGTCACCTGAAGCGCCGTCAGACGCCAGCCCATGTCGGTCAGTTCCGTGCCGCTGATGACAAACCGATGCCCGGCGTCATCCGTCACAAAATCCCCGGTATGGAGAGACAGGTCTCTGAACGCAGGCATCAGGATGCTGTGCCACGCGCTGCGCATCTCACCCGGCAACTTAAGCGGGCTGTGCTCACCGCTACGGCTGAACAGAATACTGGCGGGCCAGCCGGACATGATGAGTTTTTCATTCGCTGCAGTGGTGCCCCCGTAATCCTGCAGTCCGGCGTCACTGCCCGCCGGGGTGGTACGCCGGACGCTGACAAGCCGCTCAGCCCTGACACACAGAATGGGCTGTAACAGCGGCATGGCTGCCACGTAAAAGGTCCCCTCGGTGGACACCAAGATATCGCCAACCTCAAACTCCGCCGCATCAAAAATGCCAATACGGGTGGCCAGTCCGAACCGGGCTGCGCGCATGTAACCGTAATCGGTGGTGAATGAGGCCGAAAGCTGTCGCAGTGGCTGCGCGTCGAGGGGGCTGAAGGGTGATGCCGCCCGGTAATGACGGGCCGTACTGCCCAGGCGTTTCGCGGCCTTCCCGTTACCCTGGTTTACCTTCGCCGCCAGCTGATGTGCGTCCATATCAGCACCGTGTCACAGTTGATACGCCATTGCCCAGCGACGGGCCCGGAGTGATGCCAAGCAGTCCGCAGAGCTGACGCCGCCACTGATTGTAGAGCCGCGTGCGGTCTGACACTTCTGACCGGTTGCGCTGCCAGACAGCTGCTTTATCCGTATCAAGGTTATCTGCTGCCCGGGTGATGCCACTTTCCAGACCGGCCAGTGTCGTCAGATAGTTCACTACGATGGCTTCCTCCTCAGCCCGCAGCGTAGTCAGCCGGTGAGCCAGCGTCTGGAACCGGCCTGATGTGACCTGTGCGTAAGCTGCATCACTGCGATCGTCAGGTGACGTGTCGCCGGTCATGGGATAGCCCATATAGCGACGTGCGTCGGCCTGCTGCTGGGGTGTCAGCATGTATGACCTCATCTGAAAGGACTTTGTCTGAAGTGGCTGACCAGGACTAACCCAGCAACAGGGCGCTGTGTTCCGGTTTGATGTTCTGGCATCCCCATGCCGCGGCGATTTCATAGCGCACACGGCGATACTGTCTGTACATGGAGACTTCAAACGACATGTTAGTGCGCGGGTCGGTGATCATGATGCGGTCATCCGCCATGTCGCCTTCTTCCGGCAGCGCCGGGGCGCGGGTAGCGAGGATGATGGCTGAACGGCTGAAAGCAAAGTTGGCAGTGAACTCACTGACAATTTCCAGTTTGGTTCCTGGCTTAACATCTTCCATCAGTCCGGGCTCATGAATGTCAATGGTGTTAAAACTTTTAGCGGCAACGATATATTTGTGCTTCCCAATAATGACGACGCACCCTTCCTCAACGAACCCGGGCACGCTGGATTTACTGTTGTCGCCATCTGAAGGCTGGATTTTTACAGACAGACTTCCTTCCGGGCAATCCTCAGCAACTGTTAAGGTTCTGTCCTTAAGTGGCTTTTCACCCGACTCACTTTTCACCTGAGCGACGCCGGCTGATTCACGCAATGTAAAGCCATGCAACTCCAGAAGTGTGCCCTGAGAACGCAGTGCTGTGGTTCCGGCCTCATTGGCTTTGGTCAGCTGCGCCATGGTGCGCAGTGCCGCGCCTGCAGTGGTATCAATAACACACTGCAGATCGCTGAGCGGTGCACCGTTGTCCGTCAGGATTTTACGCACCTGCGCCGTATCGGTAAGCGTGTCTTTGAACGGTGTTTTACCCGCTTCACCGGATGCGCGTGAAGCGCGACGGAACAGCTCGCCCAAATCTTCTTCGATTTCATTAACCAGCGTGCGCATCGCCTGGGTAACCTGGTCGCGGCGGATACCGTGATAACCCGGGCCGGATTTAATACCTTTCTGCTGTTCACCTTCCCAGCGGAACGGCACCATACGCGATTTGGTAATGGCCAGCGACACATTTCCAATATCCTGGTCACCGTCATCCGGGGGCAGTTGTCCGGGCTTCACATCTTCAGCGTCTGAAGCCGGTGTCACAGGGATACGAATCGGCTGGTTGAGCGCTGCGCGTTCAGCTGTGGCGTCCAGCGTGATGGAGGGAATAAACCCGCAGAGTTCACGGGACACGATGTCCAGCGACTGATACAGGTCGGGAATGAGTTGAGTCAGGGTATTAGACATGCAGGGTTATCCTGTTAATCGGTAATCTGTACACCCGCACAGGCCCGTTCGCTCTGCTCCTGAGGGCTGAGGGATTCGAACTGTGCGCGGGTCAGTGTGTTCGGATTCGTATTGCCATTGCCGCCGCCGGAACCGCCGCCTGATGCGCCGGTGCCTTTGAGGATCTGGTCTTTGTAGGGGTAATGCTCAACGAGAATGCTCAGTGCTTCATCAAACCCCGCCGCTTCACCGGGTCTGGCCGCACTGAAGATTTTGTTTCCGTCGCGATCAAACGCCGTGACGGCGTCACCGACTACCTGAAAGTTGCTGCCGAACCGGGCTTCCACCAGGTCAGCCGGAATACTCATCTTCTCAGCGATGAATGTTGAACGGGCAAAACTGCCGCCAATTTTCTCCGCCGTGAGCTTCTGGCTCAGGTCGTCGCGCTCTTTTACGATGGGGGCATATTTTTCTTCGAGTGCGCGAACGGCTTCGGTTCGGACCTTTTCGACTTCACCGGCATCCACCAGCGTTTTGTCTTTCAGGTTCTTCACGGTGTCCAGTGCTGCCAGCGCCGCTGACGGATCATCAATACCTTCAAAGGTCTTAAGCAGCGTTTCTGCACTTTCCGCACGCTCACGGTGTGACTTTGCTTCACCGTTAAGACGCGAGATGGTCTGCAGGGTGCCGGGGGCATCAAATGTCAGCTCTTTGCCGTCCTCCTGCACGTAGACAGGTTTGCCATCGTTTACGACCACATGGCCGTTCTCATCGAGTTTCAGTTTCATCAGGGTCATCCAACCATTAATGAGCCATCCGGCCCGTGGCACCGCACTGCATCCGCAGCGAGCGGCAATAAAAGAAGGCCCATGCATCTGCACGGGCCCGGAGAAGGTTAAGTCGGCGTTGTTGTGGCCTGTTTATCTGATACCGGGGACGGCATTGCGCGGATACGCGCCTGCTCTTCCGCCCAGCGGAGTTCGCTGTTAATAAGGCCACGGCGCTGTATCTCGTTAAACAGCGTCTCGTCGGACAGTGCCCGCGTTTTATACATGTCCACCAGGAAGTCAACTGACGCTTCAGCCAGGGTAGTGGCACCAAAATCGCTGAAGATGGTGACGTGCCCGCCTTCGGGCTCACCAATCCATTCCGCCAGATACTGCAGCGCCAGCCGGGCCGCATCGGTGAGGTCACACACCATGCGCTGCAGGGCGCTGGTGCTCGCTTCATTATCGGTCAGCGTCTGCACCACGGTACGGTGGCCGGGTTTTACCACCAGCAGCTCGGCTCCTATCTGACGCATTTTCTCTTCAAGGTCGATGATGTCTGTGCGCCCGGCCTCGATGGCCCTGCCGCTGTGCTCCACATAACGCAGGTCTGCTTCATCCTCTTCTGACAGGATGGCCGATGCCGCACCCACCGAAATGGGACCGTCGCCGAGCTTTTTGCCGAACAGCACCGGTACACGGGCGACATGCAGAATGGTCTGCTGGTCACTGCGGGACTGCCAGTGTTCAACGTTGAGCCAGGCCAGTTCAGCGAGCGGCGGCCGGCTGTTCATAAACCCGCGCTTGTCGCCGTAAACCGGGACAAAGGTAATCTTCTTCAGGCTGGTGGTGCCTTCATCGTGCAGTTGCCACTCCAGCACCCCGCTCGTTTCATTCAGCTTTTCGCGATAAATCCGCCAGCGGCCGGGATTCAGCACCCTGACCTGCTCAATATTTTTCACGACAAATTCATTCTGCGGGTCGCGCTCACTGACCGTCTCGACGAAGCGCAGCAGCGTGAACGTCTCCTGTCCGTTGACCCGTTCTGAGTCGTAATCCAGCAGGCTGGTGGCATTCACCCTGGCGAAATAAGGCCGCAATCCGCGCTTGCGCTCTTCAGCCAGAGAGAGCTGTTTATCCGCAGGTGGGTGCTCGACAAGGATGCCGCAGAGCCCGTAGGCCATCGCTTCCTCAAAAGTGTCAGCCAGAAAGGAGTGCAGGTTAGTGCCCTGCAGGTCCACATCCCCGAACATCTCACGTATGCGTGCAGGCACTGCTTCTTCATTCCAGGTGACCGGGCGGGAAAAGGGTTTGCCACTCAGCACCTCGACCGTACGCGAAAACGCCGGAAACAGCGTCGCCACCGACAGCCGGTTCTGATAAAACGCCTCTTCTTCACTGGGCCATTTCGGCAGATACGTTTTGCCCGCAGCACGCATGGCGGCAGTGCCGCCCAGCAGCGTGCTGATCATGGGCCAGCATCCGGCCATCGACTCGATTTTGGGCGATCGCTTCCGGACGTCGTTGCTCATATTGATGTTCTGTCAGGCAGAGAATGGACGGACTGTTGTGCCTTTCGGCTGGAACAGTTCTGTAATGGCCCAGACCAGCGCATCCAGGCGGTCCGGTGATTTCTTCGCGGTAGCGGGCACGTATTCCAGAAGCTGGTTTTCGAGCTGGTAGAGGTTGCCACGGTGCGCCACCCGCCCCTGCTCATACAGCGCAGAAATGGGCTCAGCCCGGGCAAACTTACCCTTACTGGCATGGACACGGACGATGCGCCCGCGGAAGCCTGCATTGCGCAACGTATCTTCAGCCATGTCGCCGCCCTGGTTGGTTTCAATGACGATGGCTTCAGCGTGATGCTCTTCATAAGCGCGGACTGCCCGCTTCGCCCAGCCGTTCGGCGAGTATTTCCCGGAGTAATCCGCGTTAGCCGAGAATAACCGGTCATTACCGCGCCCGTAACTGCTCGCCACGACAATACCGGTTTCATCACTGTCTTCGCTGTTGGTCGCCTGCGGGTCAATGGCAACGACCGTCCGGGACGGCAGTAGGATGATATCCAGCGCACGCG